GGTCCGGCCCGCCGGGGCCGTTGCGTGTGAGGACACGGACGCCCGCCGCGAGGGCGCGTTCTCCCACTGGGGAACACGAGGTGTGTGCGTGTGACACCACGCAGTGGGATGAGGATGAGAATGCATTATCTACGCCGCCGCGGGGAAACCGTGTTTCAACACGGGCCGGGGGTGGGGGGGTGGGGGCGCTCCCCTCCCTCGCCGCGCGGGTGAGAATGCGAATGCGTTATCGCAAACCCCCCGGGGGCGACCCGAATCCGCTCGCGCGGAAACGAGAGGCTGACCCCGGGTGTATAGGAAAATTTGGGGAGTGCAAATCCCGGGTTAGTGACCCTCCGCCAATAGCCCCTAAAACGAGCAAGGATGCCCCTTCTAGCCCCTAACGCCCCCTCCCACGGCTCCCCACACCCCCCTTTCGTGTACGGGCATCCTAGAGCGTTCCAGCTACTGCTCCCTCGCGGCGGCTGCGAGGGAGCCGGAGACCCCCTAAAACACCCCTACCCGGTAGCTTGGTAACCACATAACACACTCCCCTAAGTAACTATCCCCCCTCTCTCATAAATGAGAGGGGGGTATGGATTAGGGGGTGTTAGTACTTATTTATTTCTATGTCCTTCTACCAGCTAACCAGACCCCTAGTTGCAAAGTAGTTGTCAAGAATCATCTAAATTAGCAAAATCGTCACACAAGCGCCTCAAAGTATGGTATAATACCCCTGCAACGCCACCCGTGACCAGAAAGGACCGACCATGCCCCTAAAGATAAAGCAGCGCGACGAAATCAAAGCCCGCATCATGGCCGACCCTTCGGTCAAAAACAAAGACCTTGCACTCGAATACAACTGTTCGCTCCGCACCATCGCCAATCTACGCACCGAGATGGTAGAAGCGGGCACCTTGCTGGGGGGCCGGCGTGTCGCCCTGCCGACGAAGATTGCTGACGTGCTCAAGCTCGACGAGGGCGAGCCCCATTCCGTCAGTCCTACCTCATCTTCCGAACGTCCGACCGCCGCCCCACTCCTAACTCCCGCCGACCTGATGGCCCTCTCCGCAGAATCCGAGGACACAGACGACGAAAACACTCGCAAGCTCCTCCTCGCAAAAGTTAGAGCCATCGCGCTAGACCCTGACACCCACAATGACACGGCTATCTCGGCAGCGCAGGCTTTTATTAAACTCAAAGACGCCGTCAAGGCGAAGGCTCTGGGGCCCGGTAAGCCACTCAGCCGCGAGGGAGCCGTAGCCAGACTGACAAATCTACTAACAGCCGTCGGTGCTGCCATTGCAGTTGCAGCATTCGAACGTGCCTATGGAGGCCTCATTGCCACCCAAGCGGACAACGGGGGGTTATCGAGCGCCCCTGACACCACAAACACTGAACAACAAGCTGCTCCAGCTCCTATCCCATCCGGAAGTGACGCTGGAATGGCGCCCACTTCGGGACTCAGCGGCGCAAGTGACGTGGGACGACCTGTTCCCACCGACGAAAATTAAAGTAATTGTCAACGCAAACGCGGGTGACGTGCTTGTTTCGGTCATCCACGAGCTGATTCACGTCGTTCTTTACGAAACTTTCCTCGGGCGACTGGGCGCGACCCTTGAAGAAGTCTGTGTTGTCGCCCTAGAGCAGCAAATTGTTGCCTATGTCCGGGCAAAGCCGGCCCGTCTCGCCAAGTGGGATGCGGCAATCGCGGCAAAACTGCCGCCATACGACCCATTTGCCCCGGAAAACATCAACAGAGAGGAATAATTGTGGTAACTTCAACCTGTCTCAACTGCGGAAACGCAAAACTCCCGCCTTACACCGACCATTGGTGCGTTGACTGCATGAAAGCGACCGCCGACGCCCGCGAGAAGGCGATTTCCGATGGCCAGAGCCCCACTACCGCAGCCAAAGCCGCCCTCGCGATGCGCGCATTCAACCCAAATTCATTGCGCACCCGACCAGACGCACCACTGACCATGCGCGAGGCTACTCTGGCGAACATTCGAAAGACTTTTGACATTGATGAGGGGCTATCATAATGCCTTACAAGTCAAAACAGCAAGAGAAATGGGCACACACCCCTGAAGGAATCAAAGCTCTTGGCGGTGCAAAGAAGGTCGCCGAATGGGACAAGGCCTCAAAAGGCAAGAATCTACCAAAACAAGCCCCTGCAAAGGGCAAGGAAAAATAACATGGCACGTCGTAACCCAGCAAACCACCATCAGGGCCCAGCGCCAGACCCGTGGCTTCCTCAGCCAAAAGAGGAAGCACCTGCTCCCGCTGCGGAGCCGTGGTATCCCGGTCCCGAAACGTCCCAGTATATTTCACTCCCGAAGGGTTCCGCAGACGCACACCAGAAGATTGTGGATACTCATTGGCGACAGACTGCTGCTGACCACGCTCCTCGCCGCAGCTCGGCCCCTTCGGACCCAATGTCCAAGTGGACCAACGAGGAACTTGCTACTGGCATGGGGCGTCAGGGCCGTATCAAGGACAACTCGGCGCAGGCCCGCCTTGGCTCCCCTCTAAGTGGTGAGCGCGACGCCGCTGCCGCCCGCGAGCAGGTCGCTCAGGACAGCACCTACGTCATTCAGAACGAGCTAAACAAGCGCACCCGTCGGATGCGTAACCAGTAAACGAGTAGCAATGCATGATTGACTGGGACTTAGATGCAGAGCGTGACCTTTGGCGGGCTATTACTGCACCTTCTTCGTGGCACGGGCCCGATGGCACCACCCCTTATACTCATCCAAAGTCCCTTGTCTATTTTTGCAAGCACGTCTGGGGTGTAGAGCATTATCTAGATGCCCACCCCGAGACGCCTCGCTGGTACTACGAGCCAATCCACGACAAGTTCTTGGACTGGCTCCAGAAGCACCTACTAGAATGGCGCGCCGCGAGTCGGGCTGGATGTACCGCCGAGCTCAAGCAGCTCGCTGTCATCCTCCCTCGCGGCTTCGGCAAAACAGTTCTCGCTAGCAAGGCCGCCCAGCTGTGGCTGCACGTCGGCGAGCCCGACCTATCTACGCTGTTCCTCTCCGCTACTGAGGGCCTCTCTGAGGACATCCTCAAAGCAATTCAGGCCGTGATGAGCGGAGAGGACAAGGCGTCGTGGTTTACGTGGTTATTCGGTAACTGGCGGTACGGCGCTAAGGTGTGGGCTAAGCACAACGTAATCCACCCCTACCGCAAAGCAATCAACCTGTCTGAGCCGTCATTTGACGTTGCCTCAATTGACACCGGTGCTACTGGCTACCACCATCGCGTGTGGGTAATTGACGACCCGCTAACCGCAAACAAATTGCGCGAAGGCAAGGAGGCGCACCTCCGCAACGCTCAGACGGCAACTAACGCCTGCTACAACGCAATCCAGTCCAACGGGTTGATGATGATGGTCCTGACCCGTTACCTTGACGGTGACGTGGCGGGGCGGCAGCTGCGAGACGGAGGCGTGCGTTCGTGGTCCGGGATGCCGTGCGTTATGAACAACGTGTCCGAAAAGGTCAAATGGGGCCGCGGAACGTGGGACGTATTTTTCTGGCAGACAGAGGAGGAGTTCAGCGGAGAGCCCACTCACCCTATCCTGTGGACCCGCAAGAAGATTGCCTCGCACAAGCGACGCGACCCAGAAGACTTTGCCTGCCAGCAGCAGAATAACCCGGGAAGCATTGAGCTAGCCCCGCTAACCGAGCAGGTCTGCGGCCAATATTTCACGGACTACCGTGACGCAGAGTTCAGCACGACATTCGAAGACGCCACTATCCATATTGATACGGCGTTCAAGACGACCAATACCATCCGCTCTGGCGACTACTCTGTCATTGTCCCCTATCTCCACGACGCTCGCCGCAATGGTATCATCTATCTCGACACTGACCTATTGATGGCCAGCAACGAGATGACCGAAGAACAGTTCAACCAGACCCTCATCAAGACGTGCATCAACCTACGGCGTCGCTCAATTCGCATCCGTGCTATCACCGACGAGAAAGAGCCGGGCGGCAAGGTCGGAACTTACAAGAACCGCATTGTCGCGCTCATGCGCGCAGCGGGATTTGCTGGGTTCCAGCTCAATCAATTCCAGCAGTTCGGGCGTACTGTCAACAAGAAGGCCCGCATCCGTACCGGTGCAGGCCACATTGCCGAGGGATACGTCCGCTTCCTTCTCCACAGAGACGACAAGGGCGAATTCATTATTCCGCCTGTCCTGCGAGAGCTCATCCGGCAGTTCTGTCGCATTGACGTTGTAGACCACGACGACCTTGCAGATGCTGCAACCGACGGCTTCACCGAGGGAATCTGGCGCCGCCCCGTCGCGCAGACAGGCAGTGACCCACAAAACTCAGTAATCTACAACCCCGGCGACGAGCTCCTCAAATCTTTCGGCCGACGGATGACTGACGCTGAATTGTTTGATTTAATTGACCGCGACAAAGACGACGGTGTAATCTACTCCCCACTATCCCCGTACTCCGAGAAGCAACACCGTATGCCGTGGGACGACCTCTAACGAAAGCTCCAAGTGCGTATCCTGACATTTGACCTAGAAACACGCCTCCTTGCCTCAGACCTTTCTCCCAACCGGGACATGGGCTGGGCAGCTCTCCGCCGCGGAGAAGGGGGCATCTCTGCCCTAGCTATCCACGACAGTCTGACTGGGTGGGTTCATCTCTACGATGACTTGTGTATAGACGCGGCCGCCCTCCACTTGGAGTCAGCGGACGCCGTTATTGGTTTTGCGAGCAATACATTTGACATTCCGGTTATTGAAGGAGTGTTGGGCCGCCCGCTCAATCTGAACTTCCATTGCGACCTCCTTGAGGAGATTGGACGCGAAGCCACTGCCCGCCAGATTCCCCGCCACCGAGGTGACTGGACGCTTGACTCCATCTGCAAACGCACCCTCGGGCGCGGAAAGATTAACCACGGTGGCAATGTCAAAGACCTCATCTCCGAAAACAGATGGGCCGAACTATTTAATTACTGTTGCAGCGACGTAGAACTAACGTACGCTCTGTTCAATTTCATCCGCGAGAATGGCGGGGTAGTGACACCCAACCGCGATTTCATGTTTGTAAAACTACCTGACCGCCTGTCCGCGAGAGAGGAGCCTCAATGCTAACCACGCCGGTAAACCCCGGTTTCAACAAAATCGTTGCGGCCGAGGGAACAGACGCCCGGCGTAATCAGATTATGGACATCGTGCTCTCTCGGTTCAACCTTAGCGAGTCGCACTTCTCTGGTGTTCGCAACAAGCTGCCCCGACTCTACGACCTATGGCGCGGCACGTGGAGCGGCTCGTTCCACCCGCACAAGAACAACGTTCATATCCCGCTCATCGCCTCAGCCATCTGGGCTGACGTAGCCCGCAAGGCGAGCACTTCGCTAGGGCAGTACCCTATTGTTTCATTTCAGGGGTTCAACCCTAACGATGCATCTATCGCCCGCAAGACTGAAGCGCTGATTACCGCGCAGATGCGTGACGATGACATCTACCGCAAGCAGGTAGACTTCCTCTTGCAGGCTGACCTTTACGGCGTCGCCGTAGAACAGGTGGGATGGCGCCGCACAGAGGAGATGCGGATTCTTGAGGCTATTGACCGAGCTCCCATTACAAACCAACTCATCAAGTCCATCAAGAAGGGCAACGTCGTTACCTTCGATGGCCCCGAGTCGGAGACGATTGACCTACTGGATTTCTTCCCCCAGCCGGGCGTGAAGCACATCTCAAAGATGAAGTGGGTCATCAAGCGCTACTACCTCGACATGGATGAGGTGCGCGCACTCGCGGCAGCAGGAGTCTTTGATAAGGCTGAGGTTGCGCGAATGGAGCGCGAGGGCTCAGTAGGGGCCCGCAGTGCCGCCGATAGCTCGTCTATCCGCCGGTTCTCGACGCGAGTCGGGATGGACGATGCGTCTACAAAATGGCTTGACAAATACAATACACCTGTCGAGTTCCTAGAAATGTGGGGCGTAATCCCCTCGGAACTCTCAAAGGACGGTGTGTTGCAGCGCGTCATCACGGTGGCGAACCGCCGGTACCTGTTCCGCAATAAGCCGAATCCATTTTGGCACGGGCAGATTCCGTTCCTCCAGTTCAGCCCCATGCCAGACCCGCACTACTTCTACGCCTGCGGCAAGGCCGAAGCTATTGAAAAGCTACAGATTACGGCCAACCGGTTCCTCAACCAGTCGCTCGACGCGGCTGAGTTGCTGATTGACCCGGTGTGGTTTTACAACCGCGAGGCCAACCTCAACACCCGCAACATGGTTGTCCGCCCCGGCAAGTTCATCCCGGTGGACGGAAACCCCGGCGCCGTTGTCGCCCCGTTGCAGAGCAATCTTAACAACCTCGTGTTGGCTGATAATAAGATTTCACAAGTCCGTGACTTTGCCCAGATGGGCACCGGCATTAGCGAAGACGGCATCGCCGGTCTAGGCGGTGACGGACGGCAGACGGCTCGCGAGTTTGTGGGGCGCCGAGAAGCGGCGGGCACCCGCCTCGCGCTGGAAGCTCGTCTCTACGAGGAGGGGCTGCTTGAGCCGCACGCTAACCTGATGGTTGCGCTGAACAAGCAGTTCCTAGATATGCCGACCGAAGTCACCATCCTCGGCGATAATGCAATGACCGACCCCGCCACGGGTACGCAGCTACCGGCGACGAAGGTCGAGTTGGATTATTACGATATGCTCCCGAACTACATGGCGCGTGCCACTGGTGCCGCCAATACGTTGAGCAAGATGACCAAGCAGCAGTCCTACATTCAGCTGTTGCAAGCAATGGGCACTCCGCTCGGGCAGGCAGCTGTCGGGGCAATCAACGCCGTGGCATTCTGGAAGCAAATCTTCAAGGACTTTGACATCCAGAACATCAACGAAATTTTCCAGCAGACTCCTCCGCTACAGCAGATGATGCAGCAAGGCGGGTTCTCTGACCAGTCGCAGGTGCCCACGCCGGAAGATGCCGCCGCTAATCCGCTCGCTTCCCTACTCGGGGGCAATACGCCGCCGGGGACTGGCGCTCCTGACCAGCAAGCGGCTGGTGCTCCCTCGCCGCTTATGATTCCCGGCATGGCCGGTGGCGGTCCCGAGCAAGTCCCTAGCATCGCATAAGAAAGGCAGCTATGGAGTTTAACCTATCGGATTTAACAGAGCAGCAGCTAGCAGAGATGGCATTCATCGTCTCCTCCCCAGCCTACCAAGAAACGGTTATCCCGTACTTTGTAGCCCGCAGGGAGAACGCAATCAAGCTGCTGCTGCGCGGGGACGCCTCCCGCAAAGATGCATACACTGATGATTACCTCCGCGGTGCAATCTCAACGGTAGAAGCTCTTATGGACTTCTTTGAGATTGTAGCTAAGGAGGCCACCCCAAACGGCGACAACCGCCGAGAGGAGTAACAAATGGATTACAACAATCAGGCGAACGCGGACCTACGCTCTCGCCTAGTGGAAAACTTTGTTAACCCCCAAGTCATTGCCCCTATGGAACAGGCTGGGTGGAATAACGACCGTTTTAGCCGTCAGCAAATGAGCGGACAACCCGCCGTTGACGATGGCGCCAACACGCCGGCTCCCGCGCAGATGGACGACCCTTCTGCCCCGGCAAGTGCCCCGCTCTACTTCGAACAGTTCAAGGAGGCTAACGGCCTGTACGCAGGCAAGTACAAGACCCCCGAGGAACTAGTCCGAGGAATGAGCAATGTAGTCTCTATGGCCAAGCAAGCGTTTACGGAGCGCGATGAGCTCCGCGAGCGTCTCAATGCTCGGCAGGTTACCGACCCCTCGCCAAGCCGCGAGGGAGCGTCGTTCCCCGAGCCAGTTCAGGTAGAACCTACTGGCGGTCTGGACGCAGCGTTGCGCCGGATTATTGAGGACGGGGGCGTCCTCGACGAAGGGAATTCCCAGCTGCTGCGTGATGCTGTCATCGAGCTGACCCAGCAGACTGCCCGGAACGTAACTTCCGCTAAAGAAGCCACGACGCAAAAGTGGGACGAAGTGTCACGCAAGATGGATAACTTGTATCCCGGCTCCAGTAATCGGGCTGATGAGCTGACGCTTTATGTACAGTCTAATCCCCACGTTGCGACCGCAGTCTCGGCGCTACTTGCAGAAGGCAAGGAATTTGAAGCGACCGAGATGGCTTGGCGGCTGATGACTATGGAATCTCCCACCCCTCCCTCGCAGCCGACCCTGACTGACGATATGGTCCGAGAGACCAAATTGCAGGCACAGGATAGTGTGCGGCAGGAAGCGGTAGATGCGGCCCGTCGGGACGCGGGAGTATTGACCACGGCAGGTAGTGGGGTGCATGAAGCACCTCCGCCTGCCACCACTCGTGATGAGATTACTGCCGCTGCCGCAATCGGCCACAAAACTGCTGATTACAGTATGTGGAGGCGGGCGGCGCTGGGGCAGTATCTCGACTTCGATAGTCCACTATTTCGGTAGTGGCTAGGAGTAAATAATGGCTATTAATGGTGGTATTTATAAGTTCGGCACGCCGGACCCATCCCTTGCGGTTTCGTCGCAGGGTGCGAACAAGGAAGACCTCCTTGACCAGATTGTAAACATTGACCCCTTTGACACCCCGTGGGTGTCGCAGGCCCCCAAGACGACGGCTAAGCACGTCATGCACCAGTGGCTAGTTGACACGCTGGGCTCGGCCGTCACCACGACCACCGCCGTTGAAGGTGACGACTATGCGTACGCTGATGTCAACAGCTCGCCAGTCCGTGACTGGAACATCAGCGTCATCCTCCGTCAGGACATTGGCGCCACGGAGACGCAGCGTGCGGTTGACTCGGCGGGTTTTGCTGACCTTTATGCGTACGAAATGCAGAAGGCCACTAAGCGCCTTGCCATCAAGCTAGAGAAGCTAGTGTTTGCTGGTGCTAGCACTGCTCTAGGTTCGACCGCCGTCGCCCGTCAGATGAAGTCGTTCCCGACGTTCTGCGTCACGAACACGGCTTACGCGGGCACCAACAGTCAGGGTCTCCCTGCCGGTGGTTCGGCCCTTGCTGGTTCGGCTGGTACTGCCGGTCAGCTAAGCTCGGGCGATTTCAACGACCAGCTTGAGCGAATCTACCGCACGGGCGGCAACCCCGAGCAGGTCTACGTTTCGCCGAAGGTGAAGCGTCAGATTTCGGCGTTCACGCTCATCGGTTCGGGTACGTCTTCGCCGTTTACCCGCAACATTGCGGCGATGGACAAGAAACTCGTGTCGGCGATTGACTTCTATGATACCGACTTCGGTATCATCCAGATTGTCCTTGACCGCTGGGTGCCTGAGGCTGCCAACAGCACGACCGCTAGCTCGGCTAGCGATGTGTCGGGCAGCGCATTCTTCCTCCAGCGTAGCATGAACCGTCTCGCGTGGCTACGCCCGATGACCCACCAGTTCATCGGCAAGCGTGGCGACAACGTGGCCGGCATTGTCGTTGGTGAAGTTACGCTTGAGGTGCTTAGCGAAAAGGCTAACGGCCTCATCAAGAGCATCAACAACAAGTCTGCTGTAACGTAATCCCTGTAGGGGGGTTGGGCATCCCCCAGCCCCCCTTCACTTTTATTGGAGGACTAATGCCACATTTTGGAAGTCAAGATTGGAATAGCCCCACAGGGCTGCTCCGCAAGCAAGTCTCCGTCAATGGCGGGTACAATTCATCTCTCGGACTTTTCCCAGTAGGGGGCATCACCGGAGCGTACACCATCCCCGACACAAGCGTTGTGTTGCCGCGAGACGGGTTTGTCCGAATCTCCATTATCTCTTGGGTAAGTTTACCCGACAGTGCTTCTGGCTCTGCGGGTAAATTCCAATTTCCCTGTACTGACGCCCTCGGAAATTCCAGAACGCTAGCACCAATTACGGGAACCTTTGCACTTGATAACGACGGTGCTGAAACCAACCCAGTTCACGCAACCGCGTCATTTTACGGTAAAGCTGGGACTACGGTGCAGCTGCAACTCAACTTTAGCGTCGCGCCAGCCGGCGACGGCGCAGTGAACTTTTTTGTTTGTTACGAAATGGACCGATAGGAGGTGCCATGCCACATTTTGGTGACGCTGGATGGTCTAACCTTTCCGGCCTAGAGTTTCAAGTTAATGCAACGTTTTCTAATACTACTGCGACCGGGGCAACTCTTTACACTTATACGGTCCCGACAATTGTGAACCAGATTACGTTGACTAATTCTCCGTATAAGTACACTACTTTCTACCGGGCGACTTACTACGCTCGCGTAGCTTCCGCTGACTCTGGTGGCACGTCACCAACGGTTAGTTTTTCAATTGAGTACACTAACCCAGCGTCTGGAGCGACTAGCGTCATTACTACTCAGTCGCTTTCCGTCTCGACGAATGACAACACCAATCAAATGTCGTATGTATTTCCAGTGCTGCCCGGTGGCACCATTGTGCTTAAGCGCTCAAGTGGTGGTACCGTCGGTGGTACTCCTGCGACTGTAATGCTCGACTATGCTTTGGAGGCTATCTAATGCCCCATTTTTGCTCAGATAAATGGAACTTCCCATGCGGTACCGTGTTTCAAGTCACTAAGACCGCGCAAGCTATTCCTACCGGCACGGTGAGCAGTACCACGATTCCCGGCACTACCTACACTGCCCAGCGGCGAGGGCTCTATCGGGTGGACGTGTATTATGTTTTTACGACCGCACCAACGTCCGGGACGTTTACTCCGCAGATTGTTTCGCAGGACGACACGCACACCGTGACGAACACGATGGGCCTTGCTGGGGCTTCCAACCCAACGACTAACAGTTTTTTGAGTAGTTCCCCCTCCTCGACCACGGTTGGTAACCACGGCTCGGCGTCCAAGTCGGCGTATGTGGTGCTTAAGAATGGCGGCACGCTTAATCTTGCGTACACGACCACTTCTATCACAGGTAGTCAAGGTCTGTTCACTGTCTACATGCACGTAACCGCTATTTAAGAGGGACCAATGGCTTACCAGAAAAGAGAGATTCGCACCATCGAAGCTGGCTTGCAGGATGACAACAGCGAGCTATCCGAGATGGGTCTTGGTGCTGCCGCCAATGTTGATTCTGATGTGACTCATTACTCAGGGTTCAAAATGGTGAGCACCAGTGACAACGGTCATCCCGTTGACGGAAGCAATCCGCCGGTGATGAACATTACTTTCCCACCTTCTTCAATGGAGTAACCAATGGACAATCCTTGTGGGTGCTGCACCGGTTGCATCAATAAGTTGCAGGGTCAGTCGCTGCCCCTTCCCCCGACCACGGTTAGCCCCGGTCACCCGACCGAGGGGTCTCCGGGCACCGTCAAGGGCCTCGGCAGCGCAGACCTTGACCTAAGCGGTCGCGACATCCGAAACCGTTCAACGAGCGGCGGCTCTGACGCTAACGCGGGTAAGGGCTCGTTCTGATATGGACGGGAATTCTGCTGACCAAAAGATTAACCGATTAAAGGGGCAGAATAAGCAGCAGCTTGGAGTCCTCGGGGAAGTTGTTACCCCCGAGGTTCTCCACCGCGCTGTCCCCCGCCTCGCGACGGCGGAGGAGTACCGCGCAGAGAAGAAAGCTATGGTTGACACTATGGCGGCCTTCGCCAAGTACTCCAAAGCGGGCGGCTTTGACCCGACCCGCACTTACCAATATGTCGCCAATATTGACCAGTCTGTTTGGTCCGCTATCCTTGAGACGTTTGCACACTACGACGAAGATGGTAACCTCGTCCATGACGGGCAGCTCTACAAGTGGGACTACCGCACAAATTCACCGACACTAAACCGCGATTTCTTTTACATGCTCTTGAGTTACCTTGAGTCTATCGGGTACAAGTGCGACATGCGGGCTAAGATTGTCGTCTAAGAAAGGATTCTAATGCTTTCGATTTTCTCGCCGACCATGACCGATGCTCAGGCGTGCCAGTACTATCGGATTGACACCCCAATGAAGCAGCTCCTAAAGAGGGGGTGCAACGTCTACATCCAGCGTAGTCACCACTTCACTACAAACCAGCACTTCCTCGACTTGATTTTCCACTCCGATGTGGTGTGGACGTACAACACTAAAGACCCATCCTATTGGCGCTCCCTCGCGGTGTCGGCAAGTAAGCTGACGCCAATCACTAAGGACGGGGAGACCAAGTACCCACCTATCTTTGTATGGGACAGCGACGATAACCTCGACTTTACGCACCCACTCAATCAAACGTTTATTTGGTCGGGTACCCGTGGTATGGATTACAAGGAGCTGTCGCCCGGGGACAACATTGTCCTTGAGGACGGTACGCCGCTATGGCAGGACGGCATTACACGCGACGACACCAACGAGGTCTTTGATATCCAGAGGAACCTCCTATCGGCGCGAGAGCGCAGAGCGCTAATCCGTCAGTCCCACGGAGCTACCTGCTCCTCAGAGAACTTGGCGTCCTATTATCGAGACGCGCTTGGGCAAAAGAACGTTTACGTGTACCACAACACAATCGTCCCAGAGGACTACGCCTTTGGCGTTCGGGCTGAACGCACCGACCCCGAGTGCGTTCGAATCTTCTGGCAGGGCGGGCAGTCGCACGTCAGCGATTGGCCCCCGCTAAAGGAAGCTATCCGCAAGGTGGCGGCTAAGTATCCGAACACAAAGTGGATTTTCTTCGGAGACTCCTACCAGTCAGCGGCCAACGTGATTCCCGAGGCGCAACAGGAGCGCCACAAATGGGCGGTGTTCGACGCTTACCGCCTCCATCGCACGCTATTCAACGTGGACATCAACCTTTGCCCACTTCAAGACACCATCTTTAACCGTGGCAAGTCGGCCATCAAGTGGTACGAATCAACCGTCTCGCCGAACACCGAGGCGACTCTGGCGCAGGCGGTCGGCCCTTACCTTGAAATTGAGGACGGCAAGACTGGCCTGTTGTTCAAGGATGCCGATGAGTTCTACACCAAGCTGTGTCTCCTTATCGAGAACGCTGAGCTACGCCTCCGTCTCGGGGCGGCCGCCCGCAAGTGGGTGATGAATAACCGCCTGCCGCAGCACACAATTCCCGGCCTGCTGGATTTCTTCAACGAGTTGAAGGAGCAGCAGCGCTTTGAACTGTCACCTAAAATCATTACGGCAACTCCTTCTGCGCTAAGGGAGGCGTTAGCCGCTAGGAAATAATAAATGAGCATGACTAGGGCTGATGCCAAAAACTACATCGCACGAGTACTGAGCGCCGTTCAGAGCCAGCAGGCTCAGATTTGGGCAGAAGAATCAATCCAGCGGGCGTTTACCGATTTCCAGCTTGCGCGCAACTGGGAGTTCCTTTTGAAGGACACCTCAAACACGCGCTTTGTCGGTTCTATCGGATACCAGACTAACCTAAAGACGTACACCGTAGCGTACGACGGCCAGTTTGACGGGCTTAATATCGGACAGACTTTGTCTTCGATTGCATTTGCCGGTGGAAACAACGTCATTGCTGGTCTGACGTACGACTCTACCGGCCGCATCACGGCTTTTACGCTGAAGGATTTTCCGACCTCAAGTATTACGGCGCAGACTAATTGCACCGATGATATCGTGATTGTCCCGGGGCAGGAGGAATACAATCTTCCCCCTGACTTCTACGCCCCATCAACTACCCGAATCCTCGGCGATGCTGGGCGCAAGATTGACTACATCCGCAATGGCCTGTGGTACCGGGCAGCGGTTTCCCCTGAGACTCCCGGAGTCGTAGACTTCTACTCGCTGTTCAATCCGCATAGCGCGGCGACCACTGGTAACGGCATCACCCGTATGCGGCTGCGGTATCCGCCATCTGAGGGCGGCACCATCCGAATGGAGTACTTCCGAGCGTTTAACAAAGACTCGGACCAACTTGACATCCCCGACGACTTCCTCTACAAGTTCCTAGACTACTGCCGGGCGCTCATCCTAGAGTCACGTAGCGCCGCGGAGCAGCCTCTTGTGTACGCGCAACGCGCCCTCGCGGGGCTGGCGAGTGCGGCTATGGCGGACTCAGAGGTTGTTGATGACGAGGAGATTGCTCTTCACTCTCAAATGAGCGTGTACGCTGGTAACCGCAGGCTGTGGTCTAACGGCGCATACGACGCGGAGGCTTAATGCCCAAGCAACCAATCCAAGAAATGTTTACCGGTGGGCTTGTCACTTCTCGTCCTCCTCATATGCTATCCGCTGGAGAACTTGTATCAGCAAGTAATACAGTGTACCGACCCAACAACCCGGCCATTCAGCGAGCCCCTGAGCACGGCCTACTTAGTGAGTTTAATCTACCACTTAACTCGGAAATCGGAGGGGGCCCGTCAACTGGGATTGTGATGGGAAACTTTGACGGGGAAGATACTCCAATCCAGCTTATTGTCCGCCCCGGTAGAGACTTGTTCAGCTACGGGATTGATGGCCCGTCAAACAATGTTGCTACTGCGATTTCTAGCCCGGCAAAGGTGACTGGAACTTTTGGCGCTCATACTACGGTGGCCAACTGTATATTTACAGCTGGCAATGCGACGGTTAATTCCCCGACAGTTGGGGCTTTTGATAACGCAGTTATCGGCCAGCCTGTGATGTCTGCTACGGCTTGCCCCGTCTCCGCAATTTCAAGAAATACGGAATTTATTATTAAAGCTATCAATAGCAGTGGCGGTCATGTCACAAGCATTGTCTTGAGCAAAGCTGCCGGTGCGAACGTGACGCAGACTCTTACGTTCGGACCCAAGTTTACGTTTTCAGATGCCCAATCGGAAGTGTTTTACAACTCATCAGTCGGGTTTAGTTTTCAAAATTACATCACTATCACGCTAGATGGCTCAGGATATACCGTACAAGCGCCGGCGAGGGCGTTTATTACTGCGGTTACTGGGCCTACAAACGGAGTTGACGTACTAACTTATAAGTCCTGCTACCTTTCGTACATTCCGGCAACGACCTCGTCCCACGACGAGACACTCATTTTTGAGGGGGGCATCGGCCGCTCCATCCTGCCCGCGGAGTTTTCTAATTTTAATGGTTTTTCTTGGGATGGCACAACTTTTGTGTACGACAGTAACGGTACACTTTATCGAATTGAGTACAAGACGAGGAAAGCATTTTCATCCACTCAATCATTACCCCCAGCACCAGTGATTTGCCCGGCAGGTCTGGCGCCAGTTACTCAAGATTTTGCTGTTACAGAAGTGGCTGGTGAATCATGGAACGCGCTGTTTCCTGATAATAAAACATATTATTTTATTATTACGGAAGCGTATATTCCTGTTATCAATACTAGTGACCCGGCAAATCAGCCACTATTGTCAAATAATTTACGTGAGTCGGCTTATCTAGGCCGCTATGAGGGAACTGCAATCTCGACAAACAACCCTGTTGGGATGCCCATTCCCTGTAAATTAACCCTTACCAATAGTCATCACATTGAGATTACTACCCCAGCCCCGACTAATAATGGTACAGGCGGTAGGTTTGCCACTCACTGGGTAGTCTATATGTCATCTCCTAAAGATGACAACAGAACGAGACCTCAGCTCAATGAACTCCGCAGGGTGGCTGTTGTTCCAATTACAGATTACACCAAAGGT